AATGTTCAGGACAACGATGCAGCCGCTGGTGTTTCTATTGCTAATATTGCTAGAACTCCTGTTGGTTTCAATGCCTATATGGTGGCATTGACGGATGCAAATTTCTATGCACCACGAGAAATATATCGTAACCAGAAGACCGTAGACAATGTTAGAGCTTTGAGACAATTAGCGAGTGATAGGTTGCATCAAGAAATGGTAGATTCTCAGTATAGGAAATAACATGGATTTTTTATTCAGCACTATTTTAAGCTTACATTTAGGCGTGGCACATGTGGATAATAGCATACATCCAAATCTAAGTTTATCCAAAAATGATTTAGTAGGTGGATTTTATTACAATACAGATAAATCAATTTCTAGTTATTTTGGTAAAACATTTAAACAAGATAAATTGGAAATATTTTTAGGAGGTGTTACAGGATATAAGTTACCAATTGATTCTCCTATTGCACCGATGGTTTTGGCGAGATATCAGATTGATAAAAACATTAATATTATTGCAATGCCTACAGTTGATAACAAATCTAGAAATCCTGCATTGGTTCTTGGAATAGAGTTAATATTTCACAAATAGAGGAAAAGATGGCGGAAGAAATTAAAGACGTAAACAAAAAGATTGATGATGCCCAAGCAGCAGTTAAAAAGTATGCCAGTGCTGATACCGTAATCAGCATCGGTGGCTATGAATTCACACCAGCCAAGCTCATGGTAGCCTTTACTTTGGTATCAAGTATATTGGGTGGCCTATACGGAGCCTTTGAAGTATATAAAGATTATGTGGGTATGAAGAAAAAAATAGCCGAATACATAGCACCTGACCTAACAGAGTTTGATAAACGTTTGGCCTTGATAGAAGAAAACGCTGCCAAAACACAGAAGGCAGTTCAAGAAGGTTCGGACAAGACTGCTGAATACACCCGAGACATCAAGAACGATCTCAAGAATGACATACGTCGCATTGAAAAGACCGTAGAAGAAGTCGAGCGTAGCAACAAAACTCAGCAACGAGAAATTGATCGAACAGTTGCCGAAGTTAAAACCGATGTTCGCAACATACAGAAGCAAGCAGATGCAAGCATAAATGCTGCAACCAAAGAAATCAATCGCATGTCTGCTGAAAACAGCAAGGCCATTGCTGCCAACAACAAAGAAGTTGATGCTCGGTTAAAGGCCTTGGATAAAAAGATCAATGACGATCTTAAGAAGGCCTTGGACAATCCACTAGCCAACAGATAGGAACTATCATGGAAAACGTTACAGATGCAATAGGTAAGTTATGGTTCTTGGGAGCAGGCGTGGTAGCCATAGCTGCCTATGCTGTAACGTTAAAGGTTAGATTGGATTACCTTGAGAAAAACTATGACAGGCAGATAACTGCACTATGGGATCAGGTCAACAAACTCAACAAAGATCTGTTTAATAAGTCAAATTAACCATACCACAAAACTAAACACAGGTATGGCGAGAAGCAACTGTCCAATCATGCGCCTCTGACTCATTTCAGCATAGTATTGTTCTATGTGATCTGGCGGCATGTTGGTTTTTGCTTCTTTGCTAAGCTCATGCATGCCTGTAACAAGAAAAAATGAACCGTAGACAATGAGAACATAATATACAATGAACCCCAGGGTATTCATTGTCGCATCCTATTTTCATCAATGAATTTAATTTCATCCACCAATGCATCACCATCGGTCTTGTAGTTATTGAAATCGCTTTTGCTAATGGTCTTGTTCAATGATTCCAGCAAATTCTGTGCTTCTTTATCGTGCTCGGCACGAGCAGCATAGAGCCATCTAAAAGCATTTTTCTTGTCACCAATCTGCATGTAGTACTTGCCCAAACTCATCATGGCCGGTACTCGGCGCTTCATGGCGCTTTCTTTTAAGTCACCTATGACGCCATCGATTTCGGTAGAACTGCTATGCGGATCTGTGAAAACCATCATGGCTAGTTTATAGCTGGCCTGTTCATTGACCTTGGCAGCTTGTTTGAGAAACTGCATGGCAAGACTGCGACTATCATTCTCTACAATGTCTACAATCTTAAGAGCCAGATCACTGGTTATTTTGTTGCAAAATTCTTTGAATACTGCATACACATAGGGCTTGAGTTCTGTGGGTACTAGATTTTTTTGACTCATGCTTATGAGTTCATCCAGGGCCTGCATGTCTCGTTTACTCACACGCCACATGAGTATGCGAGTAGCTGGACCCATCTTGCCATCTTGTTTGAATGCAAGAGCATCGTTGATATTTCGGTTTCGTGCTGCTTGATCGTTGACAACTGCGGCTATCAATTCAGCATGACTCTTGGTTGAAGTTACTTCGGGACGTTTTGTTGCTTTGGCTAGATGTGGATTGGGTTCTGCACCCGGTATGTCAATGCTCCAGATTTCCATGGGAGCAACATTCTTGAATTCCTGCATGCCACGGCTGATGAATTTCTGATCTTTTATCTTGGAAGCTACCAGTTTATGAACTTCGCTGGTCATGGTCACCCCACCATAGTCGGCTAGACTTTCGGTGCGAGCTGCTAGGTTGACTGCGTCGCCCATGAGATTGGTTCCATAGATCCATACCTCACCCATGTGCATGCCTATGCGCCAACGCATGCCATTGTTGAGTTTGCGCATGTGTTCTTGCATGGCTATGCTGAACCGCACGGCGTCTACGGAGCTGGCAAACTCCACTAAGATGCTGTCGCCGCCAGTATTAAACAATCTGCCCTTGTGTTCGCTAATTAAACCATCTATGATGGCACGACAGGCATCCAGGCGACGAAGCGTGCCTTCTTCGTCGGCCTGCATCAAACTACTGTAGCCAATGACATCGCTACAAACTATGGTTGCTAATTTGGTTTCCATAAATATATTTAGTATTTTTTTCTGGGGATGTTATGAACTGGATTAGAGACAATGTAATACTTGTAGTATTTGCTCTTGTAATTTTGCTCCAGTCGTTCGGTCTGTATGTATTGCAATCACAGATTAATAGATTGGTACAAGATCATGAGATGGTTAAAGAACGCATCAGTACGTTTGACGGTTTCTTGGATACTTACCTTCGTTATATGGAACAGGTCAAAGAAATTTTAGACGAAGAAGCCCAAGAGGAGAAAAAATAACATGAGTGAACAGAAACCCGAAGTAAAACCGCTGACTCGCAGCGAAAAAGAAGCTAGGATCAAAGACAAAGCTGGTTTTGTAATTGTGTTTCTTGCGGCTCTGCTAGCCATCAACACCATGATTGGTGGTTCAAATTCCAGTAAAATTCAAAACAACACCATACAAGCCAACAACATGTGGGCCTGGTATCAGGCTAAGAATGTACGTGGCGTGCTTTATGAAATCAGTGCTGCTGAAGCTCAGAAACCCGAGAATCGAGATAAGTTTCTTGCCGAAGCCAAACGCATGAGCGATGACAAGAAAGAAATCCAGGAAAAGGCCAAGGCACTGGAAGCCGAACGTGATGAAGCCAAGAAACGTTCGCCATGGTTTACCTGGGGTGGTAGCATCCTTCAGATCAGCATTGTACTATTAACTGCCAGCATCTTAGCAGCCAGCATGCCCATGTTCTATGTCAGTACCATTGTCGGTGCCATAGGATCTGTCATAGTCAGCCAGGCTCTGTGGATGTGGTTGCCATGGTAAAGTATCTTTGTATTCTGGGCATGGTATTGTTATCAGGGTGTTCTGATTACTATCGTTATCCATGCCAGAACCCCGATAACTGGGACAAAGACATATGCAAAAAACCCTGGTGTGACATCAACAAAACTTGTCCTGAACATATCTTTAAAGAAGAAGCCAAGAAGGAGTGCAAATAATGCAAGATATGATCGATAAGGTGCTTGGAAAATCTGATGAACCAAAACCAGAACCACCCAAGCAAGATGCTGCTAGAAGCAAAAAGGGTGAACGCTACACCGAAAACGAACTCATGGTCAGGCTTAAGTTCATCATTGGATGCTGTTTGGCCTTTACTCTCATAGGCATTGTATTTACTGTGCTATACAGCATCATGTTTGTAACTCAGCCCTTGAATGCCATCAGTCCCATAGATCAGAAGTTTTTTGAACTCATCATACCAGTAGCCACTTTCTTATGCGGTACACTAAGCGGCATCATGCTGGCTGGTACAGGCAAGGAAGCTGCCATGGCAGGTGCTGCTGCTCAGAGAGCTGCGGACAAAGACAAAAAAGATGAAGCCAAGTCCGGTTGAATGGTGGATTGATGTATGGGTCGCGTATAGCCTTTTGGGCATATACGCACCCTTCTTGCTGGTAGCGGGAGAGGGAGTCGCACCCCCGACCTCCGGATTATGAGCCCGGCGCTCTTCTACTGAGCTACCCCGCAACTGGCACCACCGGAGGGACTCGAACCCCCATAGGACGCTTTAGAAGAGCGTTGCCTTTCCATTAGACTACGGTGGTATGCTGGTGCCCCCTAACTGAATCGAACAGATAATTTCGGGTTACAAAGCCGATGTTATACCATTTAACTAAGAGGGCTAAAGCAGTCTACTGTGTCTGGGTACACCAGACATCAGGTAATCCATTTGATCGGTAAGAATATTTCTATTCTGAAGTATCATGTTCTCAAAATGGTTAGGCACATAGGGTACGTACAGCAACTCCATGCCACTTTCTTTGAGGGTCAAGTTGTCTTTTTTGCTGTTGCAACTACGACAAGCCGTTACAACATTCATCCAGGCATCGGAGCCGCCACGGCTGCGTGGCACAATGTGGTCACGGCTTAATTTGCCGGCACTGGCATGCTGCGTACCACAGTATGCGCACATCATTCGGTCACGACCAAATAAGGTTCGATTGCTCAAAGCTACCTTGGCATGCTTGTGTGGATTGAACCCATGCCCCTTGATGGCTATGATGCTTGCACACTCTAGATAGCTTTTGGTGCCGGTCCTTTGAGTACCACCTCTGTAGCGAACAACGACATCGCCCATGCTCCAGGCTACGCTGTCGGTGGCCTGATAGCTAATGGCATCTTCGTTGCTGATCCACTGTCGTGGTGTACCTGAAACATCTAGGGCAAGCACTGGCATGATGATCTCCTCTTTCATCATTTGGTTGGGAATCACAGGATCGAACTGTGGACCTTCGCCTTGTAAGGGCGTTGCTCTACCGCTGAGCTAATTCCCAATGGAGCAGGATAAGGGATTCGAACCCTTGACATTCTCGTTGGCAACGAGACATTCTACCACTGAATTAATCCTGCGAAAAACTGGTCCCGGATGATGGTAACGATCCATCCGCCTTCGCCTTATCAAGACGCTGCTCTTCCTCTGAGCTAATCCGGGTATGGAGCGGGCTACAGGCATCGAACCTGCATCTTTCGGCTTGGAAGGCCAAACGTATTCCTCTAACAACCCGCTTAAACAAACATTTCCTTTACAAAATTTCTAAGCAGTTCATGATGCCTGTACTCATGCCAGTAGGGCCGCATGAACTTCTTGCTATACCAATACACATCGCTTTCGGGATGTGGTCCTATGCAGCCTATGTTGTCCTGTATGATGGCAGCTGCATCGCCATTGCTATATCGTGCTATGGTTCTAAACCGGGCTTCATCACCCAGCAAACTACAACCATCGTAAAAATACATGTTTTCGTTTTGACCCAACCAATCTATGCTGGCAACGGTGCCGAAACTTCGTAGTATGTCTGCACCCGGTCTTTTAATGTACTGTACTGCATCTACACCATCCAACAACTTCAAATAATGCTGTCCGGCCCAATATGCCCCCATGCAAATACCCAGGTAACGTCGACCACTAGCCGTAAAATTTCTCAGACTGTGGGCCTGATCTTCCAGGATCGCATGCCAGGTATCACTGTCGCCTATGCCACCAGGCACACATAGTATGTCATACTTCTTAAGTTTCCTATCATTTAAATCCGGTTTGCCTATGCAATCTATGTCAAAATCATCGTACAACGTTCTAACTATGCCATGTGCACTTTGGATGCTGCACTGAGGATGATGCACAAATACGGCGGCTTTTGGTTTCATGCCGTATATATGGTGCCCCAGGGGAGAGTCGAACTCCCAAAATTTGGTTTCTAAGACCAACACGTATACCTATTCCGTCACCGGGGCAAACTGGGGTGAAGTGGGGAATCGAACCCTCTCTACCTGTTTCACAGACAGGTGTGCAACCACTACACTAACAACACCATTACTGGTCTCGGATGCAAGAATCGAACTTGCGCCTCATGCTCCCAAAGCACGAATGATACCATTTCACCAATCCGAGTATCTGGTGGGCCCTGGTGGTAACGCTCCACTTGTCTACTTCCTATCGGTTTTCTGACGACGGATTTACAGTCCGCTGATAGGGGCAGGTCCCTTTAAAACTGGCACCACTGGCAGGATTCAAACCCACGACCTCCTGGTTCGTAGCCAGGCACTCTATTCAACTGAGCTACAGTGGTATGGCCTCGGTGGACGGATTCGAACCGCCATAACCGGTTTTGGAGACCGACGTAATGCCATTATACTACACCGAGATAATTCTTGGTACACCGTACGGGAGTCGAACCCGTCTCTCCAGATTGAAAGTCTAGTGACCTAACCGATAGTCGAACGGTGCATAAACTTGGCGGTCTGTACGGGAATCGAACCCGTCTCTGCGGCGTGACAAGCCGCTATTCTTACCGATGAACTAACAGACCAAATTCTTACATTCTGGAGTTGGGAGTCGGATTCGAACCGACGACCGTAGTGCTTTGCAGGCACTTGCATTGGACCTCTCTGCCATCCCAACATTGGCTCCAGGAGTAGGAATCGAACCTACCTGATGAACGGATTAACAGTCCGCTGCCCCACCTTGTGGCCGTCCTGGAATAATTACTACAACTACTATTCTAGCACCTTGATGCTAGTTGTCAAGCATTTTTTTGGAGGAGGGCTGGTAGAATCGAACTCCAACCGGCTCATCGCCAATCCCTCTGTTTTCAAGACAGTGCCGAGCCCAGCTCGGTTAACCCTCCATAACTGGTAGTAATGGTCAGACTCGAACTGACGATAGGCACCGTATGAAGGTGCTGCATTAGCCGCTATGCTACATTACCATATTGAAACACACTACCAGATACAGCGATCAACCTGTTCGCAGCAATGTGCTTCAATATGGCACCAGTCCCTAAACTGGTTTCATATTGTCTTCTGTGTCTTGGACGACAGTCCTCAGGCTAGACATCCGTACCTTGCAGCGCCAATTGCAAGTGTATTTTAGTTGACGGGGCTTGCACCCGCCTCGCCCTGGGAGCACCGCTAACTCTAGGGATTTGAGCAACAGGTGTGGCGGGACTAATTTTTAATCTACCATATTGAAACACACTTCCTGCGGATTCTCACCGCCGAGTATCCCACTCTTGCAATCTTACCCTTTTTTCGGTTGCTTTCTAGGTTGTGTCGACCCGTGCTAGAAAGTTTCGGGATTTTGAAATGCGCTTCAATATGGTGTCCTAAGATGAAAATCACTGCCAATTGAGTCTCGAAAAACTTTGACCTTCATTTCACATCGGACTTATGATCAGTAGGGCAGGGGATGGATGCATCTTCCGTTTCAAACGATAGTCCGGACTATCTACGCGGTCGAAGTTGATCTTTAGTCTGCAACCTCACCAAGTCGGCTCACGGTTACTTCCTACTCACCATATTGAAACACACTCTTCAAACTCCCTAGGCGGTTACTCTAGGTCCTATCGCTTTTCGAACCGTAGACCAATACGGCAGGAATGTGCTTCAATATGGTTGCCGGTTACAAAATCCGGCGTTACATTTTCGGAGTAACTGTTCTACCTATCCCGTCACCGACTTCGTTTAAGACTCGCCGCCTTTATACACGCTGATGGCCACGTGTTATGGTATTGCTACCATATTGAAACACACTAATACCAAACTTTTTCGCCCCGGCTTATATGTCTATGCATCGTAGCGTTGGTCCTTGACGGGTCTTCAAGTGTGCTTCAATATGGTATCGGCTACTCTTTCCCAAGAGCCCCGACATGAGGTATTGCCCTGTCCAGTGTCTTGTGTATCGGATGACACGTCCTATCTTTTGTTTTACCCTGCTGGATGAATGGCCCAGAGGGAGGAAAAAAGAAACCTAAGACTCCTAACGCTGGTCTTGTCGCGCCTCTGATAACCGGCATAGGTCCGGGGATACTACAACCACATGGTGTTTGACCACCAAAAAATCAATGTATGCCTGTTGCGTTTTTCTACAGTCCTAAGACCGTGCGCTATTCTATACCCATCAAAAAATGTGAGTCTATTCTTTTTTGGTACAATGGTAATGCCGTGCTCCGTAAAAAATTCACCACCTTCAAAATCATCGTTCAAATACAGTAAACTGTTATAGTCTCCTAGACCAGCACGTCCATAATTGGTCTTGTCATGACAATGCAAATCGCTGTAGGAACCTATGGGCCAGGTCTGTAGTTCTACATCATAACAACTGGTACGCATTCTTAGTTTGGATTGCAAAAATTCTTTAACTTCTAATACCATGGGATCTTGCACATCCAATCTAATGTTTCGATGCGGATGCCATTGTAATACTTCACCGGTCTGCTGCTGTACCGCAAAATGTTCGGTGATGCGTTTCAGATATGCATTTAAAACTTTGTCATCAAATACATTGTCAAATACATGTAGATCTAACATTTTCATCTCTTTTGGTGCTGATGGCGAGGATTGAACTCACGGCCTCTGACTTACCAAGTCAGCGATCTACCACTGATCTACATCAGCCTGGTGGAAGGTGTGGGATTCGAACCCACGGACCCAGTTTCCTGAATCGACGGTTTAGCAAACCGCTGCCTTGAGCCTCTCAGCCAACCTTCCGTAAATGTTCTTTCAATCGATCCCAATCAATATCAAAACTAATTAGTTCTCCTTTGTTGTATGAAGAAGTACTATATTCACCTTTATAAGTGCCATCTTTAACTTGTTCTACAGCATCAACTTCGATCTTGGCCTGTTTGGGCTTCTTGACTGGTGCAACTTTTGCTTCTTTCTTTGCAGGCTTCTAAGCCACCTTAGTTTTTCTTACCATGTCTATCTCCATTGGCGGGGGTGCCAGGAATCGAACCTAGACCCACGAGTTCAAAGCCCGTTGTACTGACCGTTATACTACACCCCTAATTGGTGGACCGAAAGAGAATCGAACTCTTACCTGAGCCGTGCAAAGGCCCCGTGCTCCCATTATCACTACCAGCCCTAACATATTCAAACACACTGCTCATCGGCTTGCCGCCATTTGTCTGTTCGGCAATGTGCTTGAATATGGTGCGGGCACAGGGATTCGAACCCCGAACTTACAGGTTAAAAGCCTGATGCGATACCATTTCGCCATACCCGCAGTATCTTTCGTACCTTATCGCTGCCCATCTGGACTCTCCTCTAGGAAACTAAAATCAAAATTATCTGGATCATCTACAAGCTGGTCGGCTCGCACTTCTGTCCATCGTCCATCTATTTTAACCTCTAGACGAACTTTTGTCAAGCTTTTTTCCAACTGTCTTTCGGCTTCTAAATACTCTCCGGTTCGCTTCATGTATTCAATGTGAATCCATCGTTTAAACTTATCGGTCTCGGCCATCTTTTTAAAGGCATCTTTCCGATTGTCAAGCTGACTTCTGCTGCTTTCGCTATATCCGTGGGCTCCGGATGCCTTGTGAATGCAATGGACAGCGGAACTGGTCTTGTTGCGCTTCTGTCCACCGGCACCGGTGCCCCGGGTATAACTCCACTCACAATCACGAGCTGTTATGCTGAAGAATGGTTCTTTAGACAAAGACATAATATATCCCCAAAATTACGCATAAGACCAACACAACAATCTCTGCTAGAGTTAGATTGGTATCGGCATAGGCATTTTGCATGAATCTCAAAAAACTATCCTTCGGACTGCGAGTGTACATGGTGCTCCCTCCTGGTTTCGCTCCAGGCTCTTCGGTTCTTCAGACCGACGCTTTCACTAGATTAGCTTAGGAAGCATTCTAGCATTACTACAACTTGTTGTCAAGCAAATTTTGGTGCCCCCTCACGGAGTCGAACCGCGCACCAACGGATTATGAGTCCGCTGCTCTAACCAAGCATGAGCTAAGGGGGCATTTAAAACATAATTATAGTACCTTAGGCTCTAGTTGTCAAGCTATTTTTTCTATATTTGGTAGTAGGTAAAGGAATCGAACCTTTCCGTTCCAGCCCATCTGACCAGTCTCCAGGGCTTATAAGACCCCGCCGCACACCTGTGCTACCTACCGACTGTTCTACTGCGCTGAACTAATTCGTTTACAATCGACTAGCTGGGTCTCTCTGATTCCCGTATAGGGATTTGTAAACTCTATCCAACATTGCGTTGGAACTACTATGGTCGGAGGCACCGGATTAACATAGACGGGCTCCTGGATCACAAGCGGTGGTCTGGCATAGGCATTGGCTATGACTGTACCGAGAACAACGCCGGCAACAGCTGGACCAACCCAATGGGACCCATGACGATGATGGTGATGATAGTGTCTATGTCCGTGTGGGCCGTAGGCAAGCACCGAGCTACTGAGGCTCAGGGCAATTGCTGCTGCGGCTAGTTTACGGATCACTATTATCTCCTTTTGATGCTTACATTATATATATGTTTTATCTGACGGTCAAGACCGTTTCTTGAATATTTTTAAGCCAAATCAAGAACTCTCCAGGTATCTAGATCATTTCTAAGATTGACCGGGTGTCTTAGAGCATATTCAATGTGGTCTGTAGAATGCACATCGGGCCTATTGTTCATGAGCAAGTACCAGCGCACATAGATATCTTTTAAACTATCAGGAGCGGTACCTATGTACATACCGTTGAATTTTATATCCCAAAAGAGTTCTTGCATAACGTTACCTCTTTAAATTATTCTAACTTTTCACCACAATGCGGGCACCTTCTTGTATCTTTGCGATGTTGATGTAGAACATCTTCCCATTCTTTTATTTCTTTTATAATCTTTTTAAGTGTTCTACGACAGCGGATGGGTTTGTCTTTGTCTAATTCTTCTTTTAGTCTTTTTCTCAATTGACCTACTCTTTGTTCAAACACACCCAAAAATCCACCCGCTGCATCACCCATACATCACCTATTAATTTTTGATCTGACTCCAGACGCGACTACGAATGTCAGCCTGTAGTTTATCTGGTAAATGAACATAGTCTAGTTCGACACTTAGCTTGGCACCATTCTTGAATGCCCAATCAAAAAACTTTATGACTTCAGAGCTTGCTTTTTTGTCTGCAGGTTCCTTGTACATGATGATGAAACTGGCTGTAGTAACGGGCCAGGTATCTTTGCCGCCCTGATTTACGATGCTCAGCCCCATGCCTGGCACGCTGAACCAGTCTGCACCTGCCGCTGCTGCAGCAAATGTCGCATCATCGGGGTCGACGAAGTTACCTGATTTGTTCTGTAGCTTCATGTAGTTCATTAGGTTCTTTTTCACATAAGCATATTCTACGTAGCCTATACTACCCTTAATTCTATTTACATTGGCAGCAACACCTTCGTTACCTTTACCACCCACTGAACTGGTAGCAGGCCATTTTACTGCTGCTCCTCGTCCAACTCGTTTCTCCCATTCTGGGCTAACACTAGTGAGATAATCAGTCCAATTAAAAGTAGTACCAGATCCATCAGCTCTATGAACCACTGTAATATTGGTGTTGGGGAGGGATTTCCCAGGATTAAGTTTAACAAGTTTATCATCGTTCCATTTGGTTATGTTGCCCATGAACACTTCGGCAAGTACAGGTCCTGTGATGCGAAGTTCACCTGCCTTGAAGCCATCAAGATTGATAACAGGCACTGTGCCACCGATGATAGCAGGGAATTGAACTTGTCCAAGTTTATCAAGATCCTCTCCTTTAACTGGAGCATCTGACGCACCAAAAGTAACTGTTTTATTATTGATTTGACGAATGCCACCTGAACTACCTATACTCTGATAGTTAAGGGTATTGCCGGTGGCCTTGTTATATGCTTCGGCCCATTTGGCATAGATGGGGTAGGGAAAGGTAGCACCTGCACCAGTTATCTCAGCAGCATGAGCTAATGAAAACAAAGGGAAAAGTAAAATTGCAAGTAATTTTTTCATGGGTTCCTCAAAAATGTTGGTATACTATTATTTAAGATTTTTAACCCATGAAAAAACACCGTTGTGCCAATCTTAACAGAAACTTAATATTTCTATCGGCCCTGACCGCGATAGGCTTTGTAGCTTCGTTTTTCGTGCTTGCTCATGCTGCTACGACGAACCTGACCACCACTCTTGGTGCGTTTTTTAACGACCTTACCTCTTGAATCCACTCTAGCTGTTCGTTGCATATGTACTCCAGTATTTAATGATCATACCACCAACATAGATAAAGGTGATGCCTACGTTAAGAACTATGAGGCTGGTTTCGCGCCAGAGAATGCCCACCGCTGCCCAGGCCATGTTGCCTGCCAGGAAGAATGCTACATTCCAAGGATAAAACCAGTTACCGCTGGTCAACAATGCGCCCATGATGAGCATGCCTGTTGCCAGCCATTTTAAAACAATGTCAATTTGCACGTTGAACTTGTTCATGCACCCACTCATAGGTTTTGGCCATGCCTGCTTGCAAGGGCGCACTAGGTGCCCAACCAAGTTTTTCCTGGATGAGGCGATTGTCGCTGACCCTACCCCTGAC